TCTAAAGCTAATGAAGGATGGGGATACACAAGAACTTAACCCAATGGAAGACCCTCCTAAAGAGAATGAGGAATCCCAAGCGTTGGTAGCTGATGGCGATTCTAAACGTCCGAAGTCTGAGGTTGGTACTAACGATAAGATGTTCACCAGGGGCATTGCGTTGATTAATTTGACGCTGTACATATATCTCCTTTTCCTCTTCAGGGGTTCGTTCATGCTCCTTCTTAAACATCTTATCGTTAGTACCAACCTCAGACTTCGGGCGTTTAGAATCGCCATCAGCTACCAACGCTTGGGATTCCTCATTCTCTTTAGGAGGGTCTTCCATTGGGTTAAGTTCTTGTGTATCCCCATCCTTCATTAGCTTTAGAAGTTTTCAACAGAACCTTCCTTTGGCAGGGGCGGCTCACTTCTCCTAGTAATCTCTTCCTTGCCTGGTACGCTTGAACGGGTAGCTCTTCCCACTATTTCACCTATTCGTGCTGGTATGCCAGGCAATTGATTTATGTCTTCCATAGCTGCCCTATTCATTTGACCTGGGTTGAAATCTCTTCCCCAACGATAACCAGTTGCAGCTTCTCTCGCTGCTGCTTTTGCCCCTCTCGCTGCATCCTTAGGTACTCTAGCCACATCCTCCCCAACATTTCTTATCGTTTTTCCTGCCCGATACCCCTGACGATATTGAGGATATTGTTCTTCTCCTTTACCAGTAAATGGTATTAAAGAATGTTGTTCACCATAAGAGCGGTCTGTAATTTTACCTGTTTCAGGGTCAACATCTCCCTCAGGTAACCCACGGGTTAACCCTTCCTTATAGGGAGACTCCTTTTCACCACGCAATCCACCTACAATTCCTCTACCGATAGCCCGTGCATCAACCTTCTCAATGGGTTGACCCTTCACAAGCTTTTGGAGAGATTCCTCTATAGAAGAATAGGGATACGAAGCTTGTTCCATAGACTTAAGTTTCTGTTTGGCAGCAATCTTCCTCGCCATCTTAGCAGACATATCTTCTGCTGAAGATTTTGGGCGGGGGGTATCATCGAATGCATTAGGGTTACGGGTTGTTCCTCCAAGAGTTTCTCCCGATGCTACATTTTGTCTCTCTTGTTTCCCTTTCTTGCCTCGAAACAAGTCCAGAATAGGCTTAAAATTTAAGTCGTTTTCAATTGGTTCTCCATATTCAGGCATATGATTATCTCCTAGTTGAAGCGAGTCCAAAAGCTTTCGCAAAAACTTTATGTACGGGAGCTTTTTCCGCATCCCAACTCATGTCAATTTCCGCATCCCGGTATCGTTGTTCCCTTCCCTTCTTCTTATCGAGTTCATCTAATCTTTCTTGTTGTTCTTGTTCTGATGTACTTCGTTCCCGTTCTGCGGGTTTAGACGGTTCATCTTCATCAAGTCCAGATGTCCTCTTTTCACCCAATCGTTTTATCTTCAGTTGTTCTTTATTCGTATGAGCATTTTCAAGTTTACCCATGATGGAATCCAAAGCACGTTGACCTTCCCCACCATGCTCTCCAAAGGATATCTGTCCATTATCCATCATGCGTTGAATATGTTTTCTCATATCGGCAGCACCTATTCTATTTCCTCCCCACCGGCTTCCCGAATCCGTTGCTTTTATATCTTCATGCCAGTTTTCCCCAGGAATATCTACATCATTGAAATGAGCAAAGCGTTGACCGTCCTCGCTTTGTGTGAGATGATGGATGACTGACATCCAATTTTTAGGCGTTAGATTATAGCCATTCCCGATACTTTCTAAATGGGTTGAAACATCATCATGTCTTTCAGAAGCACTCATTCCTTCATGGGCAGAGGGTCTAAACGCACCCGCCCCTTCACCTATGCGTTCTTGTTTTAGGTGAGCATCTAATCTTTCTTTTCGTTGTCCCTCTCTAGTACGGGCCTGAGCTACGTTAGCTCGTCGTTGAGTAGAAGCTTCTCGCCGTCTTTGCATTTGCTTGGGCATCTCAGCAGCTACGTTAGCAGCTTGTCGCCCTGTTACTCGTCCTACTTTTCCAAAGACCCTGCCCACTCTTTCAGCAGTAGATTCCCTACCGCCTGCTCTAGCTCCCCCTTCAAATCGGGACTCATCTCTCTTGCCTCTTAACCTTTCACTAGGAGTGCCACCACGCATGGCACCACGCCCAAATTCTCGTAAGGCTCGTCCAGCACGATACCCCGCCTTCCCAGTTCCACCAACACCACCAATACGTTCTTTATCAGCTTCCCTACGCTGGTCTTGTCGGACAAGACTAGAGCCAGGTTGGTCTTCACCTTTTGCTCCAGCCAAGCCTCTAGCAGTTCCCATGCCTGCACGATAGGCTCCCCTACCAGTTCTTAATGCTTGTCTACCACCACTAGCAAGTGCCCTGCCACCCATCGAAGTAGCAGCCCTACCACCTATACCAAAGAGTCTTCCAGCAGTTCTAGCTGCGGAGGGTTCCATATACCCACTTCGCTTCCTACTGCCAGGTTCTTGAAGTTTATAATCCCTATAACGGCGAATACGGTCATAGGTTGGAGTACCTGTTCTAGGGCCACGTTGCTCAGGTTTATCAGGGTCACCAGGGTCATAGCCAAAACGGGCACCTTCAGTGGTACCACCCGCAAATTCCTTACCAGCATCCCATGCACCTTTTGCCCCACCCCTTGCAGCTTCAGCTAAGTCTCCCATGTGCCCCACGTTTTCCTTGGCCCATTTAGTCGCTCCTCGTCCTCCCTGTCTAAAGAGTCTTTGCATTTGACCTAAAGGCTTTTCTGCCCCTCGTCTCATTTCTCCAAATTCTTGACCACGTTGTTCACGTTGAGTCATAGGTTGTTGAGGAGTCAGTTCATCTGGGTAAAACTTCTTTGCTGGGGGCGGTGAAGTAGATGCTCCTGTATTAGGGGCAGGAATATTAGGCAGAGGCTGATTCTGCCCTGTCTGATATTGATTTTCAGGAGGTTGAGGCGCAGGAGCTTGTCTCTTAGACGGGTCACTAGGGTCAGTCTGGCTCACCCCAATAGGAGCTTTATCTAACGAAAACTCGTCCTGTTCATCTATATCTGGGATTTGTTTATCTCTTTTATATCGTACCTTATCAGTAGGCTTGCCCCATTCATCTCTTTGCCATGATTGGCGTGGCTGTACGGAAGTAGGCTTCTTACCAGGCATTTGGCTTGTACGAGCAGACCCAGGCAACCGTTCATTATCTTTAGGCAATGCCCTTTTATACGCCCCAGGTACTCCTTTATTATATGGGCGGCGAGATTTACGTTGTTTCTTTTGCAATAGGTCATTGAATAAACCTAAAGATTTTTTAAAGGATGGAGCATCCTCATCTAATTTATCACCCAAAAATTCTCCAGCTTCATTCACAACCCACGGCGGTATTAGATGAATAGGCTTTCCATCATCATCAGTTTCAGTCTCTACTACTGGTATATATCGCATAGAATCTAGAGGTACTTCAGAAGGGAAACCGTATTCCTGAAGAAGGCGATGGTGTTCAGCTTCCCTTCCAGCAATATTATTTAGAGTGTGGAACGATTTCCCACTCTTTAATGGGTCTTCCTCTTTTTTCATCCACTGTACAAAAGACTTATTGAAGTTAATTTTACCAGTATTATCAGACCTCATAATCACAATCTTCCTATGAACTTGGATTTGTGGTTTGTCTTCTTCTCCCGCCTCAAATAAACGGCAGTAATCCCCAGGCATTATATCGCCTACCACTACATCACAAGTTCGTGTATCCGAATTAAAATATTTGCAATGTCCACAATTAATCCCCAGCTTCATTTCAGGAGCCGTAGCGTCTCTATAACCACATTGGTCTTTATCTACTTTTCCTGTTTGTGGTAATTCAGCCTTTAATATCTCAAAATTAGCCCCTTGATTTACCCCCTTCTCACAAACCGTAACTTCTGCTAATTCCATTTCATCAACTTGCATGTATGGAGTTAATCCTTTCTTCATATTTTGAACTTTAGTTGCACTTCCTGCTATGGAATAACTTTTTAACAGGCCATTATTAATCTGGTCTATTACTTTTTTAGCAATAGCGGTGTCATCCCGAAGTTCACAAATAAAGAACAATCCATTTTCTCCGACACCAGACTTAAATATCTGCCCACCTTTAGATATATAAGCAGGCAAAGCCCAACCTACCTGAACATCTGAATGCAGTACCATAACATTACGAGTACGTTGATTGCCCATAAATTTTTGAAACGCTCTATTTAAAGCATTAGTAGTAATCAGATGGCCTTCTCTATCAATCATTTCAATTGATGCGGGGCCACCAATTACCATAGGGTCAACCATATCCATTTTTTGAATACCTATAGCCGCTTGTTTATATGTAGGACTATCAGGAAAAGCTCTATGTAGAGTTAAAATCTCTGCCTTAGACGAGTTTCCTGCATGGTAATTCCGTTCATATTCTTTTAGTGCATCTTGTATATCTTCAACAGTAGTGCGTCCTTGTGTACCCTTTTCCAACCAAAAGATGGAATTGGGGTCATGAGCAACAGTAGAAGTTGTTATATATGGAGTTGCAATACTCATTATCCTCCATGTACTCCCCAGATAACTCCATAAATCTGAGTACTTGACCCAGAAGCAATGGCAGATATCTTAACCCGTGCATCTATAGGCCAATTAGTTTCTATGGTTTCTCCCGCCTTTAAGAGAATGCCTGTAGAAGTTGTTCCCGCAGCCGTCGCAGTAGTATCTATGGCTATGTTAGCAGTTTGACTACCATGCCCATTCTTGAGTTTAAATCCTCTAACCGCAGAGATTCCTGGCCTACGTTTGGATGCAGATAAATGAGCAGTTCCCATCCATTCATAATTAACACCTTGGGCACCATCAACATAGTCACTTAGATTGCCATCTCTACGTTGTTCTATCATAATCTTATCAACGTAAAGGTCTATGTTATGTTGTGTTACAGTAGTAACTGCTATTCTATAAGTAGCAGCAATCCTCTCAAGGATTTCCCACTTTACTGATATACGAGCGAACGAAGTAGTCAGACTATGAGTAGTACTGGCAGCTAACTCAACACCATCCGAATCTTGAATCGCAATTTTTACATCACCTGATGCGGAAGCTCCCCTAACTTCACACTGAGCAACGATAGACGTTCCTTCCGTATGTCCCGCAAATTTATCACTCCAATAGAACCCTTCTCCAGCTGCTGAGTTAGCAGGATTTACAAGGAGGGAATTGCTGCCTGTGGCAGCTTGGGCACTACTTTGAGATATTGCGGAACCTGAGGCGGTAAATTCACTAATCGTGGCATGTTCAATAGAGGGATTTTTTACAAGGTTGACAGATGGTTGACCCCGTGATACAGTTAATAAATCAGCTGCTGTCGTCCCAATTTCAGTGTCAATCGGAATATATTTAGTCCATAGGTGTACACTACTTCTGGTACTGGGGTCTATTTCCCATTCAGGCCAGTTCTCTGGAAAATGTTCTGAAGTTGGCATATAATCTCCTAATCAGGCGAGAACCAGCGCATTATACCAATAAGGCTTCCCAGAACTACCGCAGAATGAACGAATATAACGCTCATAACGAGGAAGGCTGATTTAGCCCCATACATACGAGTTCTCCAATGTTTGATTTCATCTAATTCATCACTAATCTCTGCAAATCTAGCGCATAAAGTTTCATTTAATCTAGTTTGACTTTCTATATACGAATCTAGACGTTCCATATAAACGGCTAGTTTTACATCTAAATCATTAGCCATGTGTGTAGACATTGCTCTGGCTTAGTAGCCGTATAGTTTAATTACAAACTTCCCAGCAGTATAGGTAGCATCCGTAGCTCCACCAGAAGCAATGAAATACAAATACGTATCAGCAGCGGGAAGTGCAGTAAGAGACTTAGGAGCGAGAACACCCGTCCAATCCGCAGCAGCTGCCAATAAAGATACAGAAGTTCCACTAGCATCATGTGCAGCATCTTCTGTTAAAGTAGCTACCGTATTTGAATTTAGGTCTACATCAGGTTCTCCACCCCCTGGAGTTTCTACGCATTGCATAGTTCCAGCAAAGAGAGTTCCGTTTTTAGCAGCAGTAATCTGTCCAAGGTGACAGTTTGCAGTAGCTGCTACGCCGATAACATCACCATCAGCATTACCAGAGTTTAGTCCAGTTACGTCAATGACGATAGTTGTTTCGACAACATCCCCCATTCGTAAAACAGCCCCCTTAAAAAGGGTACCCGTACCAGTAGAAATACCAGTACCAGGGGATATATTTTTAACACTAAAAGCAGTTTCATCTGTAGAGCCAAAGAGAAGTGTTTCATCATCAGCCAAATAATTCCAATCGTAGCCCATTGCAGACCTAGCAAGTACTCTCGTATCACCAGTAACATCTGACATTGAAAACGTAAGTTTAGCCATTTCTTATTCCTCCAAAATTAAACCTTATGTTATTATTAAGAAGGGAGGATAGGAGCCTAAAGGCTCCCACCCCCCCAACGAATTTAAGCGTTCAAGTCGCCAATCTTGGCCTGAACAAAGAAGTTCTTGCAGCGCAACTCACCAAGAGTGTACAGCAAGCCCCTGACAACCAAGCTGTTAGCAGCGAAGTAGTCACGGTTCTCAATGTATTGAGTAGGCTGGGCAATTGACATCTCAAGATAGTCAGTGTCCAAAACGTAAACGTTACTACCCAAGGCTGTACCAGAAGAGCTTACACCCTTAGGCACATCGGCATCAGGAAGGATGGGGATACCCATGTAGGTAGCCAAAACCAATCCAGTACGAGTACCAGGGAATGTTCGCTCAGAGCCAACACCAACCTGATATTCTTCCTGACCCATATAGCGTTGCTGTGAATTCAACAAACGTTCCAGTTTGAAATACTGGTCATGACCCATGAGGATGAGCTTTGGCTCACCACCATTTTCCCGAATCTTCTGGATACAAGTATCAATCAGATTGAGGGAGAGGTCACGGCCTACACCAGCGTTCTGGCTGACGTTAGCAGCAGCATTCCAATCACCAGCAGTCCGTCCAGCCAACGTAAGGTCAAAAGCCCTAGCGTTAGCAGACAAACCACCAGAACCACTTCCGTCCTCAGATACGATATCATCCAAGCTGGTGAACCCAGCGCGGGAATATACATAAGCCAAGTCACCAGAAGCCCAAGCAGGGCTAGAGGTATCGACGGTTATAGTGCCACCACTATGAGCGGTAGCCGAAGCACCACCAACAGTGACACCAGAGGTAAGGTCATGAGCAGCAGCAGTACCATCATAACGGGCAAGTTCATCACCCAGATGGAAGTTGTTCGCAATAGCTAGGCTATTTACAACAACAGTAGTACCACTACCACCAGTAGCCCTAGCAGCAGCCAAGGACAACAGTTCAAAGTTGACCTCTTTCATGTGGTCTAGCTGGGCGTTTTCATTCTCCAACGCCAGCACATCACCAACACCGCCTTCTAACTGGGCGGTGAAGACTGACTTGACCGATGCACCGAAGGTTGTAGCAACGATTCGGGGCAAGCTGGAAACCGTCTGGATAGCAGAGATATCTACTGTCGGGAGGTTACCAGTTTCTAGAATAGGCATACTGCGGTTGGCACCACGGTCAGACCGAATCCTCCAACCAGCTGTGTTACCCCACACAGTACGTGGGATAGCATTAAAAAATCTTGTTTGGTTGTTCAAAGCTTGCCAAACCTTCCGTCCATACGTGGTATTAAAAATACCAGTAGCGGTATCAACCGTAAACGGAGTTCCGACACCAGCACCAGCTTTCTTCATAAAGCCAGGGCCAAATACACTCTGATACAACCCTCTTTGTGACTGAGCAATATACTCAGCAAGGGATGGATTAGCCATAATTTATCTCCTTAATCTTGTGTTTGAATTACCCTATAAGTTCCCGTGGAACGCCATCCGTATTCCCACTCTCAATATTTTCCTGCAACCGACGCAAATCCTGATAGGACAATTGCATCATTTGGTCAACGGTATCTCCACTAGAATCTTCCTTCTTAATAGGGGAAGTACCATCTGTACCCATGCTATCTTCATATCGAATCAAAGTAGGACGGGTGAGAGAAGTCTCTTCACGGAAGCCCATCTTTCGTAGACGGCCCTCAGTTTCCTTCTGAATAGCCTTCTGCATATCAAAAGAACCACTCATCTGAGTCTTCAACTCATTAATCTGCTTCTGCATCTGTTCTATTGCTGGAAATTGTTCCGCGTTCTCCACGGCATACCGTGCCATACCAAGCCCTTGTTCGTCCTCATTCTCTTCCTCTTCTTCCTCACCATTCTCGTCTTCATCGCCATTAAATTCACCGTTGTCTTCGTCTTCTTCTTTACCCCACTCTACTTTCAAGAGATTAAGCTGTTTTTGCATAGCTTGAATCGCAGCTTGCTGTTCAGGCAACTTACTTACAACAGTAACTGCCTTTTCAGCATCATCTTTGCCCTTGGGCATAGACGCAGCCTTGCGTTCTTTCGCAGAGCCATCTTTGTCCAAGTCAGGCATACCCTGGTCAGCTTTAATCAGACCATAGACTTCGCCTGCAACCGCCTTAATGATTTCCTGCTTCTCCATAGCATCTTCTTCACCCTCAGCCATCTCTAGTTCGTACTCTTCCTGTTTACTTATACGGGAGTCCATTTTGTGCAAGACCTCCGCAACAGCAGCAAGAGCAAGATTAGAGCCTTCTATCTGTTTCTCCAACCTTTCCACAATGTCATTATCTTGTGCCATGTGCATCCTCCTTCCTAGTTCAGAAAGTTGGTCTAAGCCACCTCCGACTTCCCGACAAATAAATAAATGCAGTACGAATTTCGTACTAATATATTATACTATGAATTCTGAATTATTTTCGATTTTTATAGTATAAGGTGCATCAATTTTCGTCTTCAACAGGCACTTCACCTGTAACGGTAAGCTTTAAAATTTCATTTCTAAAGTCATAAAGAGGAATTTGTACCAATTTTTTAAATTTTTCGCATTGTGTGCCTTCAGGCATAGCAGCTTCAATTAAATCTAAGACTTTACCTACCATGCGGGAATGCCTTGCAATCACATACTCCTGTAAAGGAGTTACTTTGCTAACATCTACCATAATCTTGCTCCTAACTTATAAAAATCTTTGTAAACTATTAGGTTGGCTTACCACTTGTAAGAATTCCTGCACCGTGTCTTCGACAGAGAATCCGAATGTAGGAGATTGTTCTTCTTGTTCTTCGATAAGTGCTAAATCCATTGCAGAAGGCATTTCCTTCTGTCTGGTATGCGAAGCTACCCATGTCCACCTCCCATTCTTACTACGTCTCCAATGCCCTGTGACTGGTTCTCCACCAGCAGCTGCCTGTTCAACTCTATCTAATCCCACATCAATGCCATCCACAGCAATATCACCCTGAAAGTTTATCGTAAATAATATATCAGGATGACGAACCTTTAAAAAGGATAAAAGGCTTTTATTAATGGCATCTTCAACACGTTGTTCAATATTAGGCATAATATATTATACTCATGTTATTTCATTTATACCTTCTAATGCAACTTTTTGAATCTTTTTCTTTGTAACTCGTTCTTTTTCTCTAAACCCCCACTTTTCTCTTAATCCTGGCCTACGCAGTAATTCCTGTTGTAAGGCTTCCAGTTCCTCTGGGCCAAGCTCCCCACCAAAACCAGGGGTGAGGAGCCGTATATCATATCCTGTACGGTCTGTGAATGTCTTTTTAGTTGATTTAAACTTTGGAGGCATAAGTTGTAGCCCATACATCTTTCATTGTACTATTAAACATACTTGGGGTATCGTCAAATCGGTTTAAATAAATGACCTCCATACCCACATTACCATAAGATGGGTGCCAATACGTAACAACTTGTTTAGGTGGAGTCATGGCCTGCACACGCTGTAAAGCAAACTCATCCCCACCCTTCATGGTGCCACATATATACGCTGACCCAGTACCAATATCCATGACATCTACACGGTGAAAGTGGCCCATCATGACATCTGAAAAGTATCCTGGCATAACCCCATCATGTTCAACAATGGTACTTTCAAGAGCTTGTTTAAACTGTATAACTCCACGCATATTTCCAATCATTCGACTAATAGACGCAGAACTACCCCCACCTGATATAGCATCACCATGAAACATAAGGACATTTTTCCCTGCTATATCCACTATATGAGCAAAGGCTTTAGGTATATCAAATTGGATGTTCTTCTGATTCGCGCAGAAAGCCGCCATCCATTGATACGCCAAATAGTCCCAATCCATGTATTTATCCTTCATTGGGGGTTTTTTCGTCATTCTTCCATGATTACCTACTACACAAGGAACCTTAATGGTTTGAAAGTGTGGGGCTAGGAACATAAGAGCTTGAGCTATGGAACTTGCTACATGCATCATTTGCATCATACAGTTATCAAGGTTAGTACGAGACAATTCTTCATGTATATCCCCGCTAATCATATCTCCTAACATAGGAACCATTAATTCATCAATATTACATATATTACGCCGATATGTAGCTAAGTTTATGACTTGATTCGCCCAGCCTGATAGCCGTCTATTAAAAATATCATAATCATAGGAATTCATTTCCATTAGTTGGGGTGCAAAGACTTGTTCCCCTACATGCGTATCCGTAAGCACAGCTACCATTACTTGAGATGAGGATGATTTACCCTTAGAGGGAGGTGGTTGGACAGGCACAGCATCAAAAGTTGGTGCATAAGTTTGGATAGCTTCTACAATTAATTCTTTCTTTGCATCTGATGCAATAAGATTATTATATAGTTTTTTATAATAAGCTAGTTCAGATTTATATGTAGCAACTTTCTTATCAAGCTTAGTCCTATCCTCTATCGACTCCAAGAGTTCGTCTTGGTCTACCTCTTCGTCGTTGAAAGCCTCTCTGTCGTACCAACGTTGGACGGTTGTTCGATGAATCACTATCCCGTATTCGTCCTCTATCCACTTCGATATCCCCGTCCATGTTTCCCCTTCTTGCTTCTTTCTTATTATCTCTAATCTTGCCTGTTCTGGAATCATACTTCCTCCTTACGGTCAACACAATAATAGTGCCACACATACGGCAATTCAAATCTTTATCTTCATTGATATACATGCTACCTGAACACTTAGGACATATATTATCAGAAATACTATTCACCGTCAAGTGCAAATAATGCAGACATTAATGGGGTTTCATCGCCTTCAGCCTCTAGCATCTTTCGCATAGCCTCTAATTTAGCAACTTTTTCAGCTTCTGGTACCCATAGTAAATCACTTTCTTCTTGGGATATTTCAGGGTCTTCCATATCTTTATCTCCCGTTCTAGCTAATGCATCTTGTTCATAGGTATTCATACCAAACGAAGACATTTGCATTGTAGCCCCAGAGGGATACCCCCCCATTCCCGCAACAGCCATAGCCCCTTCTGCTTGATATGGTTCATTGCCTTCATCTTCTTTATTGTCATACTTTTTAACTCTTCGTTGCATATCATTCTCCTTTATAACGGCATCTTTAGCAGGAGGTTCATTTGGATTATCTCCCGCCCGTTCAACAAATTTATCCTGTGGTTCATCCAAGCTCCAAGGCTTATTCTCTGTAGGAGAGGTCATAGTTGTAGCCTCATTAGCTGATTTTTGAACATAAGACTTATGCTTCCCCCAATCTGGGCCACGGGGATTAGGGGGATTTCCAACAGAATTAACGTTGCTGTGCCGTACAGGGACAGTGGCTGTAATACCAGTTTCCATCCCTCCAGGAAGGCCCATATTAACATGGGGTTCATTATTTTCAGCAGTTTTTAATGCATCCTCTAATGGACGGCTTGTTCTTTTATGGTTGAGGGTATCCTCGGTCACATCTTTCTTCCAATTTAACCTCATACGCCCAGTAGCCTGATTGTTCCAGGCATGGGCTGTTGCACCATCCCCTGTCATACTGTCATCAAGTCCTGGGGCGAGGCCCATCTTTTTAGCTTTGGATATATGTGGGGAACCCTCATATAGAAACTGTACAAGACGTTCTACCCCACTTTTCTTATCTTTCCCCATTAATTTCTTTCGTTTCTTATCTTGCCTATGTTCATTTTTACGGTGTTTTTTCTCATTGCCCCTCCCTCCAAATGTAGGAGTAAAAATGCCTGCATTTGTAGAGGTAAAGACTGTATCGGATAGGCCGTTAAATGCTCCTCCCCCTTCTCCTTCTTTACGTAAGAATTTCTGTAATTTAGTCACAGATGATTTCTCACTCTCGTCGGGGGTATAATCGGGACTTGACATTCTAAGTCTTCTATGTAACACCTCAGCCATAGCTAAACCCTTTTCACTCATATTATCTCTGTCTAAATGGTCAGCAAATTTGTCATGGTAGTCTGCTATTGGCAGTTCCCATAAACGTTCATGTCGCTTAAAGCTATCCCAAGGCACTCCTGTACTAGAAACGCCTGGATTATCCTTGTATCTAATGGCATCAGGGTGATGCAGATAATCTTCCCCAAAATTCATAACATTATGAGCAGTAGCTAATGCTTTATGCCCCTTCAAATGCATAGACGGTACGTGGTCAAAACGCTCACCCTCTATTACATCTTCATCTGTAGTATATGGATTCTGAATAGTTTCTAGATAAGCGTGAGCATTGTGCAAATTGTCAGGCTGGCCTGCATTTCTCATAATAGTTCGTATTTTCTCATGTTCTTTACTATCTAATGGAGGAAGCCCAAAGCTTTGATTCCACATGCCCCGCCCAATCTTTTTTACGGCTTCAGAGGCACCTTCCCATTGAGGGTGCAACTCCCCCATCCCTCGTTCTCCTCCCTGTTCATCCCACTCTCTGCCACCAATGTCCTCTATCTCTGGAGCGTCTACTTGAAATGGTTTGGGAGAAGTAGTATACCCAATCTTTTGTAAAGAATTCTCCATCCCCATTCTAGCCCTCTCCCGTGCTGAGGAGGGCTTCACTTCTTCCCACTGAGAGGCATTGGATGTATCATAATCTTCTCGTTTGCCATATCTGTAAGTAGCCCCTGTCACTGGCCCTGAGATTCCTCCCTCTTGTTGAACAGGGAATTGACGAGGCATACCGCCCCACGGCGATGCCACATTTCTTTTACGAGCAACACCCTCATCGCGCCAATGTCCCATAACATCACGGGGATTTTCTAGGGAGCCTTTCTCTTTAGAAGGGTCAATTGGCCCAAATCTCTGAAACCCTCTGCCAGCTTCTTTTCCTTTCGCCCAATTACGGCGAGTTTCTTCAGAGGCTTCATCTAAATCATCATCCTTGCTAGGCACAGCCCAATCATCAGCTTTTATGAATTTCATTAGCTTTTGCAGATTATCTTTATTGGGCATTTTCATCCTCTTCATCATAGTCCCAATCAGTTTCTATCTGTT